CCCTTATTTAATAGCTTTTTTTTGTTAGCCATATCTTTAAAATTGTTCATTATATTTCCTTAGTTATTTTCTCACAAAGTCTCATTATTTCATTTTGAGCTTTGTAGTCTCTTGTATCAAATACACTATTTCCATCAAAACCACTATTCTCATACGAGGCTCTACGAGTCATTATCCCACCGAATAATATGTTACCATTGATTATAGGGTCTATATCATCTGTTATCTGCTTTGTAGACCTTAGAGGGTGTATCATAGTGGCTACTAAGTGTGTAGGTACTGCTTGCTCTCTAATAGTCTCTATTTCACCCAAAGTATCTAAGAAGCTCATAAAAGCCTCAGCATCTTTATCACTGCGAGGATTAAACGGTACTACTAGCTGGTCACTGATAGATATTACAGCTCTAGTGAGGTCATCATCAAAAGCACCAGTATCTATAAGTAAAATACCCTCATAATCCATAGCCTCAGATAGCTCATCAGCACTATAAATAGCCTGACACTGTATGCCAGTAATACCCTTTTTTTGTCTCTTTACAAAAAAGTTAAATGACCCCTTGTTTTTATGGTCAAGGTCTAAAACTTTTACTTTGTGACCCTCTTTTGATAGGCTCACGGCTAGGTTAGTACATAGGGTGCTTTTTGCTACACCACCCTTAATCATCGCTAAAGTTATTATCATATTATCTGTCCTTTTAATGAAAAGTGTAGTATATCATAATATAACATATCATATTTAGTTTGTTTAAAAAAAGAGTGCCTACTATTGAGGCACTGCATCAGTAAATAGCCAACTACAGTTAGCATCTGTAGAGTCACTGGCATTTTTGCATCTTCTAAGTAATACATTAGGCACACACTCACTATCTAATACCACTGGTACTAGCACTGGCTGGTTTTTACAGCCTTGCTCACTAGCTACACTGTAATATGCTTTTTGTGTTGCTATACCACCAGCTATGAGCCATAGTATCAAGATACCAGCCAGTATAGTTATCTCACCTTTTCTCATTTTAAACCAGCCTCAAACTCTTCTCTTAGCTTTTTCTCTTTAAACTCTTGAAATGCTATCTCTTTTTTCTCTTTAGCTGTGAGAGGTTTAGGTGCTGTGAGTTTTTTCATTTCAGCATCTTTAATAGGAGTTAAACCCTCTTTGATAAACTTGTCTTGACTTCCATCTTTTGAGTAAGCATATACATTGTTATTTTCATCTTTAAAGTATTTCATATTTTCCCTTTTATCTTAATTCAGCCCATTTATCAGGAAATGGAGAGCCACTAGTTTCAATTTTATATGTTTCTCCCACTGGTACTATTATTGATATTGTTTCGGTATCAGCCTGTGGTTGAGCAGTCCAACCAAACCCACCAACTTCTACAGAACCAACAATAAAATAACCATTTTCAGAGTCACCATATCTACACCTTACAGATACTTGAATAGGCTTATTTGTAGAATTTGTATATGTAATGTTAAATGCTCTTGTACTTAATAAGTCTTGCCAAGTCTGCCCGTAGCCTAACCCACCCTCATTGCTTGCACTTACTGCTTTATCATAAGCATCTTTAACAGAATTTGCTGAGGCTGGTGCTGTAGTGTCTGTACTTGTTACAGAGTTTATTACAGTTTTACCATTTAGCTTAGAGCTATCACTAGCCTTTGCTGTTTTTCCTAAAAATCTTGCATCACTCTCAGTCTCAGTAAAATACCTTGTATCGTGAGTGTGTGAGTCATTTGCTACGACTACGGTTATCGTTACGTTTGCTGTACCATCAAAAGAGGTGCTACCACTACAATTACCACCTAGAGAAATTGTACGAGCCGTAACGAGCTTTGTAGCACTTACAGCATTAGCACTTTTTCCTAAGTACCTACCATCACCAGTAGTTATATTTACTGCTGAGTTTGCACTTGTAGATGATTTAACACTAAATACTACAGCTGAGTCACCAGCTAGTTTAGCATATACAGCATTATGATTATGGTCTGAGCGACTTACTGCTGTACTTGTACCATTACCACCAAAAGCCTTATTTACAAGGTCAGTAGTAGTCCACTTAGCCTCAAAACTTGTAGAGCCATAAGAGCTTGATAAAAAGTTTCCACTAGCATCAGTTGTAACAAACTTACCAGCTGTAAGAGTTCCAGCCGTACCAACTTTTGAGGCTATTTCAGCTTTTAAATCACCCCAAGTCTGACCTGAGCCTTTTAGTGCTGTACCACCAGCTGTAGCTAAGAGTACATAATCATTAGTAGTTGATATTTTTTCAACTTTTGCACCTATCGCTGTATCTAGTGATGTTTTTGTATAATATCTTGTATCGTGAGTGTGTGAGTCATTTGCTACAGTAATTGTCAAGGTGACATTAGCTGAGCCATCTAAAGTGACATTACCAGTAGTATCACCAGCAAGAGTAATTTTTCGTGCTGTAGTCCATTTATCGGCTGTTGCTGAGTGACCACCACTAATAGGTGCATAAAGTGAGTTAGCCTGACCTAGTGGCATAGCATCATCATTAGCTACTGCATTTTTAACTTTAAATATCTGAGTGTTAAGACCAGCAAGCTTAGCATATCTACCATCACCTTGAGACTTAGTGTAGTAAGTTGTAGGGTGGGTATGATTTGAGTAGGCTGGATTAGTACCACTACCAGTACCCTCAGTCTTAGCAAAAGCTTTATTAAAAGCACTTAGCTTACTGAATTTTGTCTCTTTTTTCTCTATTTGAGTATTAGTTTTAGAGCTTGACCATAAAGTATTTGTATCTGTAGCACTATCTTTTATTAGTGAGGCTCTTACCTCAGCATTAACACGAGCATTTGTATAGTATAAATTAGTGTCCTCAGCTATATCTTTTGTCTTGAGGATTAAAGCACCTATTTTTCCATTTACTGATAATACTGGTGCTGTAGTAGCCATTTCTACCCACTCAAGACCGTTAGTATCCCATATATAAGTATTACCGTTACCTTGACCATCATCATCAAGTACAATAGCCATAAGTATCTCATTTGCTGAGTTATCATAATCTAGCATATCTTGATGAGTATCAAACTGTACCGTTTGAAGTCTTGCACCATCAGGTATCTGAGTTATAGGTATTTTAATATTTCCATCAAGAGTAGCTACACCACCAGCTACAGCTTTTTGAGAGTTGTCTATTTTTAGGTTAAACTTTGCATCTGTTTGACCTTTTGTATAGTATCTCGTATCGTGGGTGTGTGAGTCATTTGTAACTACCACCGTAATAGTTATGTTTGCACTACCATCAAAAGAGGCACTACCAGTAGCACCACCACTAAGAGCTATTTGTCTTGCTGTTTTAAGCTTTGTTGCACTTACAGCATTTTCACTCTTACCTAGATAAGTATTATGATTTTTTCCACTATCTTTTATATTACCACTGGCATCAAGGCTCATAAAGTTATTTTCTACACCAGCTGGTAACTTATCAGCTTTTGCATCTAAGGCACTCTGTAGAGATACAATATCACTAATTTGATGAGTATGAGCCTTAGGCTGTAATGACCCTAGAGATATAATATTTCCGTTATGGTCTTGAGTGTAGATAATACCATCAGCCAAGTTAATAGCTATTTGACCCTTAGCTACTTGAGCTGGTGTAGGTGCTATGCCAGCTGTCTCGTTTGACTTAAATAGTATATTACCAGTGCTTGTAGTTCCAAAACTTCCAAAATCTACTACACCTAGAGAGTCTTTATCGTGAGTGTGATTTGAGGCACTTGCTCCTACATCAGCTGGTGTAAGTGCTATGTTATTTGAGAGGTTTTTACCATTAATGGTACGAGTCTCGTCTACCATTGTAAACCAGTTTGTAAAGTTTCCAGTGTTTAAGTATCTTAGTGAGATTTTACCAGTAGTAGAAAAGAATAGCTGAGAGCCATTTACAAGACCATCTTTAATAGATACAAGCATCATACCAGCCTCACCACTAGGTTTCTCTGTAGATGAGGCTGGTATAGCAAATAAGCCACTAGATAGATAAGTATCACACGAGCTACCAGTAGCACCGTTATAGGCTGTACGGTTAGGGTTTCCTTGAGTTATAAGGTTTCCGATACCCCCCAATTCTTCCCAGTTACTAGAGCTTAGTGCTGGGTCATTACCTATATTTGAGTCAATCTTAGATTTATGGATGTTTCCAGTTCTCTCTACTATAGACCCTTTTTTATAAGAGAGTGTACTATCCCACTCACCAGCACCGTTTTTTTGCATAAAAAGTATAGCATCAGTGTATCTATAAAAGAGGTCATTAAAAAACTCAGCAGGAGGGATTTCACCAGCATTCCACCCCTCATCAGTCTTAGGCTGACTAGGCTCTACTCTTGTACTATCACGACCCCATAGTTTTACGACTGGATTTGACATATTTAAAGTCCTTATTTTTTTAGAGATATTATAACTAGAATTAGCACTCTATCTTTAGTTACTCTCTTATTGCTATGTAGGTATATTCTCCACCTAGCTCATTCATATCTGAGTCAGTTGTTAGTAATTTAAAACCATCAGCTGTAATCTCTACTTTTTCATCATCAAGTGCTGGTGCATCGCTATTCATTCTTATACTCATAGGGTACATAGCACCCAGTAGGTCTTTAGAAAAGTATAACCAGTCTCCATTACTATCAGTTCTTTTTATCATTAGTACAGTAGGCTCAAAACCAGTAGTAAATACTGCTTGCTCAAGACCCTTAGATTTGTATATATCTATAATGCTATAAGCTTTATTTTGATTAAATATCCAGCCAAAATACTTTTTACCTTTTATATTAAAATCTCTTTTTACAGCCATACCAGCACTTAATAACTCTACATCAGGGTTTTTATTAGTAGTTGCTGGCTCATCACTATTTACTTTAAGTGTAAAGCCGTTTAGTGCATCACCTGACATAATAGTATCACTACCAGCCATACTCTTAGATATTATCAAAGAGGGTGCTATCTCAAAAGGTAATCTTATATGCTGTTCCTCTGAGCCTGAGCCAGTCCATTCAACTATACCAAAACCAGTTATATTATTAATTGCATACTCTGAGCTTAACATATCGCTAGACTGGGTTACCTCTCTTGTAGGTAAAGAGAGTGAGAAAAGCATATACTCATCATCTAGTTTGTTTGCATCAGCTGAGTCACTAATAATAACCGTATCACTCTCATATACATACTGCACACCTATATCTCTTGAGGCATCTGTATCACTAAGGCTTATGGCATTTTGCTCACCCATTATAGATGATACAATCATATTTCCACCGTTACCAGTTACATTTTTAATGTAAGAGAGTCCATAAGTCATATCTACTGTAGTGGTTAGATTTGTGATTGAGCTTGTACCAGTGTATTTTTGAGTCTCTATAGCTGTTCTTAGGATTATATAAGGCACTATCCTTAGCTCCACCCCAAGAGGCTTAGCTATATACTTTTCAAGATATTCTTTAAATACTGGGTCATCTGCACCAAGTACCTCTAAGACTATTGTAGCTGGGTTATCACCAGCCTCATTACCCTCTCTATAGATACATTGAGTTTTAGTAATAGAGTTTACTGTAGCTATCACATCATCAGGAGTAACACGAGATAGATTTGAAAATAGTTTTAAGTACAAAAGCTCTCTATACTCTTTATCATTTGCTAGAGCTAAGCCACTCTCTGTATATCCTATAAACTCACCACCATCTACAGTACCAAAACGGTTACCAAAACCCTTACCAGTACCACCAAAAAAAGTAAAATATCTATCTAAATCACGAGTAAGTGGTCTCTCAAGACCAATTAAAAAACCAAGAGCATCTAGCTGAGTGCCTTGAGCTTTATCTAGTGAGTAGGCATCTATAAACTTATCAAAAGTCTCTATGAGTAGGTTATACTCATCTGAGTGTGCTGTCATCATTCCTAGTAGATTTTCTGACCCTTTAAACTGAGTTAAAACCTCATTTTGTGGTGAGTACATATTACACCACCGTTATAGTAATACGAGTAGTATCAAATATAGACCTCTCTACATACTCTATAGCTATATCATCACTGGTAGTAGGTGTTGTAGCTTTGCCTTGATACAAGTGATTAACAGTACATTTAAGGGCATTGTTAATAGGAGTATATAGCATTGAGTTTATGACATCATCGCCCACACTTAACTCAAGATTAGCCCACTCTACAATACTTGTTTTTATTGCCTCTTCTTGAGCTGGTGAAATAGTGCTATTTTCCATAGATGATATTTCTATATCTAACCATATATCAATATTATCAGGTCTCTGAAAATTAATGTTATGTTTATCACCGTTAATGTCAGGTACTTCTACACCAGTAGTACCATTTGTAGCTATACCAGCTGGCTTATGATACCAAATTATAGAGCCTATGTCCTCAGTAGCACCACCAGCTATAATTACCATAAAACTCTTAGCTGTAATTATATGAGGTGGTACAGTATCAGTCATAGTGTCATTTTCTACCACTCTTGCATACGATACACCATCTACATTAGCTAGAGCATCAGAGAGAGCATCAAAAGACCCTACCCCTTTTGCTGTAGAGTTCTCATATATCCTAGCTCTAAGACTAGCATCAGTCTCTCTTAATCTACCCTCTATAGCTTGCTCAGGATTTGTTACAGAGGCTAAGCCTGACACAGAGTCAATTATTTGATTAATAGTGTTTGCTGAGGCACTGATAGAGCCAAAATCTTCACTCTCTACAGCTAGTGTAGAAGTTCCACTAATTGCAATATCTCTAGTGGCTATACTATGCCACAGCTGAGCCGTTGAGTCTCTAAATGTAGTACCACGAGGTATAATCGTGCCTACATCACCAGTCATCACCAGTGTAGCACTACTTTTTTTTGCTGGCTGTCTCTTTACACCAGCTAAAATAGCTAGATTATCAAGTGCCACACCAGTAGCATATCTAGCATCCAGTGTATGAGTAGCCTTTTCTGCTAATTCCCATAGATTAGAAATCTCAAGGCTCTCAGGTGCGATTATATTACCTAAAACACTAGCCTCATCAGTTCTAATATTATCACCTAAATACTGTCTATATTTTGCTTGTAAATCAGCAACTACCTCAGATAATCTCTTAGGGAAAAACCCATACTTTGTAAAACCTATTTGCCCTACTGGTGATACATTATCAGCCATCTTAACCCCTTATAATATTATTTCTATCTTATCATCAAAACTTGAGCCATCTATAGCTACAGCCTTAAAAGTTACAGTGAGAGTACGAGTGCGATTATCCAAAAATGTTCTAAATTCTGTAACACTTCTTATGAGTTTTTCACCATACACACTAGCTCTTATCAAATTAGACGAGTGAGCTAAGTTTGTTTTTTGACCTAAAATTGACTGCAAGTATGGCACACCTATAGTATTGTCTAGTTTCCACTCACCGTAAAATGTTTTTAATGCTATCTGTAGGCTTTGTCTAGCTGTATCACCAAGAGAATCAGTAAGCCATCCCCTAGCATCAGTTATATCTACATCACCATCATTATTAAGTCTTAAATCTCTCATAGTGCCTCTTTTTTTATATAAAAAATTATATCATCTTTTATGGTATTGTTTTTATAATTGTTTTTGTCTCATCTTTATCTAAATCGCTATTGTCATCAGCTATCTTTTTCTGTTTATGGTTTCCATTATCTAAAACTGACCTTTGACCCACTTCCACTCTGACCTCTAAAAAACTACACCCACTAAAAAACATAGCTATTACTATAATTAAATACTTCATTTTATCCCTTTTTTTATGCTGTAGGTTTACCAGTTACACCAGTAATTACAAAACCACTATAACCGATAAGTGTACCACCTGATAAGTGTGTATGAGTTTTAAGGCTAGTTGTTCCAGCTGTTACATCGCCAGCAACTACTACACTAGCACCAGTAATAGCACCAGTAGTTGTAAGAGTAGTGCTAGAAACAGAACCAGTAGCAACTATATTTCCTGTTACTTTTAAATTACCAGTCATTTCAAGGTCACCAGTGAGAGCTATCTTACCAGTGTTTATAGTCACATCGCCATCTTTTTTAATTTCTACTGTAGTCGAGCCTGAGTTTATGTTTATAGTTCCATCTTGTTTAAGTTGAATATGAGTTACATTATCCTCTGAGCGAATAGCCATACCATCATCATCATAATCAGATATAACCCTCTTTTGATGAGTAAAGCCCATTATAAGTACACAGTCTTGATAATCGTGCATCCTATTATCGTGAGGCATAGCTTGAGTACCCTCTACTACAAAAGTATCTATATTTCTTTGATTAAACACGAGTAGACCAGTATCATCTTTTTCAATAGGCATAGTTATAGCTATTTTTCCACTAAAAGGCTGTACTACTGGTACACCCTCTATCTCAGGAATAGCAACACCCTCTACCTCATCGCCCTCTGTTTTAACTCTCTCTATGAGTATTTGAACTTTTGCCAGCTGGGTATCTTTATCAAACTCTATGACCTTACAAGGTAGAGCTGTATTAATATTTGACTGAGAATATTTAAGAGCCTTATCTATGACTTGCTTTAATGTTAGTGTTTCCATTTCATCACCCCACCCCAGTATCTAGTTTTACATTTTGCATACCAATCACTACCATTAGTATCACCTATAAAGTTAGTAGTTAAGATACCGTATCGACCATCTTTAAATAATTTCCTATCATAAAACCCAGCATTTGATACACCAAGACTATATGACTTAGACTCTATTTGCACACCCTTATTAGGTACGAGGTTAGGATTAAGTAGAGCTTGAAAATCTACACCTATCTCAGTTGAAGAGGGTATGCCTATTAGACCAGTGCTACTATTGAGTATTATTACATTCTTACCCTTAGGCTCATAATCGTGCTTATGTATCTCTACTTTGTCATCATCTACATTTATTGTAAACCCACACTCTGTACCTAGTCTATCCAGTATGTCAAAAGTGTTACCTGATATAGTTTGACTTCTTATCCATTTCTTACACTCAGGTATCTTATCTACAAAACCAGTCTCTAAGTTAGTAATATCTTTTAAGAGCTTTTTAACAGCATCAGCTACACTCTCATCTTTATTTATTACAGTATTACTAAAGCTTGACTTTGTTGAGGTTAGACCACTTGAGCTATTTATAGTGGTTATATGGTCAGGTGCTTGCTTTTCTGTTAATACACTTACTATTTCACCTTTGAATATTAATACCTTGTTATCTATGTATCCAGCACTAAACTCTATTTGCACACCTTTTGTACTAAAAAACTCTAGTGTGTCTTTGTTGAGGTTATATATCTTTATTTCAGCTGTATTTATAGCTACACCTGACTTTTGAATATTAAACGATACTCTAAAGCCATCAGTACCATCATTTCTCATACCACCATCTATAGTAATTTTCTTACTGTCTTTTACACCTACTAGAGTACAAGTCCTACCATATAGAGCCATATCTATACCTCAGGGTAGTCAGTCACTACATAGACTTGTAAAGAGTCACCTAGCTCTTTAAAATGATTTGTTTCTATCTCAGGGTTAGCATTAACCCTTGAGCATAAAATAGCTGTCATAGTGAACTCGTATTGCTCTATAAGATTTACACCCTCTGTTACTGGTATAGATGATATAAAAAGGTTATCTTTTTTAGGGTCTGCATAACTCTCTAATATATCCATAAAATAAGCATCAGCCTCACCGTTCCATCTAAAAGTAAAAGTGACCTCTATTCCTTTTACGAATATTTGAGAAAAGTTATAAAAAGGATTAGACTCTGTAGGCAGTTTGTAAGATTTTATAGTAGAGGATATATTTTCTGCTGTATTATCTATTATTAAATCACTGTAGGTATCATTTGCATTATGTACTTTATGTATTGTAGCCATTATCTAGTCCAACTTTTAAAAATAGTGTCATTATATTCTACTGGTTTTTGACCTTGAGACTGGTTTTTAGAGGCTTTTTGAGAGGTTTTTTCTTCTTTTATTTTATTTGCTTGTATTTTCTCTTTTAGTGCTGATACAGTTCTAAACTCTTGAAAAACCATATCTACTATAAGTGTCTCTGAGCTGTCTTTATCAGATACAGTACCTATATCAGTAAGTACCATACTATCATAAACCTCAAATACTGTAACTATCCTCAGTGGCTCTCTTTTTTCAAGGACTTCTATTAATGCTTGCCACTCTATAGCTGAGTTATTTTCGCCTATTTTTCCTAAATCTCCACTTATAAGAGTTTTAGCTAAAGCACCACCGTAAAATATAGGTGTATTTGATTTTATTGCTCTTATATTAAGCTTGCGAGGCATCATTACAGAGTGGTCATTTACTATTGAGCCATCCTCTACTGGTATCTCAGTAAGTTTAATGCTCTTACTATGTTCCTCAGTAACAAAAGCATCAAAAGTAACACCACCATCACCTACGGTTAATGTCCTATTTAGTCCAAAAAATAGACTTACAGCTCCATCAGAGTATGAATTTCCAGTAGTCATTTATAATCCTTATTGTACTGTAGGCGAATAGCCGTTTATAGTTTGATTATAATCAAACTGCATATTGCTTAACATTCTTTCGGGCATCAGCTGACCAGTAGAATTTATGTTTATAACTGGGTTATTGTTTTGAGTGACTGAGCTAGTGCTAGACTGATTTGTATGACCGATACTACTACTTGCTTTATCCTCACCAGTTAAAAAACCACCAAAAGGGTTTTTAATGTACTCACCTAGCCCTTTTATCGTTTTATCATCAACCGTGAAAAAATCTTTTATATCATTAAAAGGCTTTGATAAATAATCACTAAGCTTTGTAAATTCTATTTTTGACCAGTCTATAAACTCTTTTATTGCCTCTTTTGCTTTAAACATAGCTGTAGCGACTAGAGTAGGGAATAAAGTAGGTGTAAAACCAAATACACCTACTGGATTATCTTTAGTCCATTTTGTAAGTTTAGCATACCCTGACCTTAATTTTTCCACCCATTCCTCACCTATAATATCACCTATTACTGAGTTTTTACCTCTTAACATTCCGATAAAATCTTCTACTAAAAGACTAGCTACAGCTATTAAAGCACCAATAGCTATAGGTATCAACATCATTTTAATATTCATAGCCATAAAAGCCGTACCTACGGTTTTAGCCATCATTACAAGAGAGCCTAAAAATGATAAAAACTTGAGAGATAATATAGCTGTAAAAGCATATAGAGATAGCTTTAACACCCTCTCAAGACCACCAAAAGCATCTATGACTTTTGAGGCTATTTTAAGTAGCTCAAAAAACCACTTAACCATAATTCCTATAGTATTTGCAAAAGCTTTGTAATACCTTACTGCATTTTCTGTAACTATTGCTTTGTTAATTTCCCACCACTTTAAAAGACCCTCTATAAGAGTATTCATTGAGGGTGCTAATTTACCCCAAACAAGTTGAGTGAATTGAGAAAAGGAATTTGTGAGCATATCCCAGCTCTGAGAGAATTTAGCTATATTTTCAAGCTCTGAGGCTGGTACTGCTGAGCCGTACTGTTTCATAGCCAGCTCACCATCTTTAAAAGCCTGAGAGCCTTTACGAATCATAAACATCATTTCACTAGCTGAGCCACCGAAAATCTGCTGAGCATACTCAGCTTGCCTAGTAGCATCAGTCATTTTAGAGAGTTTTTCTGTAGCCTCTTTCATTGTCTCGTATGAGTCTCTGAGTTTACCATCAGCACCATAAGCTGAGATACCTAGCATACTAAAAGCCTCAAGAGCTGAGCCACCACCCTTAGAAATACCAGCTATATTATTTCGTACTGACTCTAAAGCACCTGAGAGAGTGCTAGAGGCTATAGAGTTTTGAGCTGATACATATTCAAGAGCCTCAAGATTTTCTACAGCTGTACCAGTAGCACTAGATAGCTTGAGCATATCTACAGCACCCCTAGAGCTAGATAAAGTCATAGCTGTTATAGCTGTAGCTGAGGCTACCACTGTAGCACCTAAAGCAATTAATGATTTATTTATCTCTTTTACTGACTCATCAAACTTTTTAAGCTCTTTTTCGTCAAACTCAAAACCAAGTAACAGCTGTAGTGACTCTACTATCATTATTTTTCCTTATCTTGTAACTCTTGCTCTCTTGCCTCTTTAAAATCTAAAAATAGAGTCATTTCTTCAATATCGAGTATGCTATATACAGTCTGAGACTCTAGTAAAGTGCATAATCCAGCATCAATAACTCTCCAAACTTGCATAATCAGTTCATCAGGTACTAAGACTTGAGTGACTGGAATTTCTCTACCATACTCGCCAGCTTTCCCTTTTTAAAAAGGTGACCATAATTAATCTTTACTAGCTCTAGTATAACCTCTATCATTTCTGAGAGGTTACCAGTGTAATCTACATCAGGGTTAAGCTTTTTATCATCCCTAAGTATTTTATAGTCTAAAAGCTCTACTATGACCTCATAGACCTTATCATCGCCCATAGCACCTACTATAGCCATACCCATAGCACCAGCATCTTTAGTATCAGTGATACCGCCCTCTAAGTTTCCTATAGATTTTGCTATTTTTTGAAGTAGTTTAAAACTCTTCATCGCTGGTAGTAAATTTACTTGATACTGGTGCATTTCGCCCTCAGTGTCCTCAGCTGTAAACTGTATTGTTTCTAACATATTAACTGTCCTTAATTTTGTATAGGTATAAATACCTTAATGAGACTCTAACACGGACAGGTGTAGAGCCTTATTAAAGCATCTAGGCTACACCCTAAAAAGGGCATATTTCCTAGTATTAAGCATCAGCCTCAAAGACTGCTAAACGGTCAGTTTCCATAATCCATTCTCTAGCTGTAGCACCAGCACCGTAAGTAATTTCTGCTGTTTTTACTATCCAAGCTTGACTAGCTGTAGCTGTTAGACCAGTATCAGTAGACTTAATAACTACTGGCACTACACCAGCACCACTCTCTACATCAAGTAGGTGCAGTGTATTTAAAAAGGCATTATCCTCACTTGTAGGTAAAAGTTTAAAAGATAATTTTCCACTTCTATCACTTGTTTGACTACGAGTAGAGTCACCATCAGCACCAACTGTCAAACTGAACATATCATTATTAAAAGAGGCTTTTGCTACATCATCACCAGTCCAAAAACCCTCTATAATACGACCACCAACGATAACACTTATATTTTTAAACGAAAAAGCTTTCATATCTCATACTCCCTTATACACTTAATGTACCATCAATCACTACACGGTGTATAGCTCCTGACAGTCTAGCCGTAAATTTAACATCAGGTAGAGTACGATTTGTTCTCTCAATAATGCTAATATCAGCCACTTTAGGTACAGTAGTTCTACTTGACCCACTCTCTAGCTGGTTATCAGCCTCAGCTTTAAGAAGAGTAGCCATAAGCTCACCCTCTACACTTGCTACACCCTTATCAGTATAAGGTACTTTCTTTTCACTTACAAGTAAAGCATATACATTTTCTTGAATACGAGCTTTAAGGTAGTCAATTGTACGAATTACATCGACAAAGTCACCTGAGCTTGTAGTGCCGTTTTGAGTGATATTTACACCAGCAACATTATGATAAATATTACAAGCTTTAGAAAAAGCTACGTCTCTTTCACCAGTTGAAATCTTAATAGCTGTAGAGCCGTTAATAGTTTTAAAAGCCCAAGTTATAGTACCAGCTTTATGAGGTAGTAACTGACCAGCGATACCAGCATCTATACGGTCATCTGTATCAGTAGTATAAAAAAGCACAGTTCTTTTTTGAGAGGTACTATTTAAGATATATGCTATGTCACTTGTAGAATTAGAGTCTAAAATACCAGCTGAACTATCTCTTAAAAAGAGTATCTTTTCTACACCTTGTATATAACTTGAGGCATCAATCATATCTTTTTGAGCGATAGCATCAGCAAAACATACACCGTACCAGTCATCATCTTTTTGAGAAATTGCTATCATAGCATCAGCTACAGTTTGAGAGTTTACACTATCCCAAAAGCCTATCTTAATTCTAGCTGGTTTAATATCACCAGCAAAAGCTTGTACTGCTGACTTATACTCGTTTGTACTGCTATTAAAATCTACTGTTACCTCTTCAAGACTACCATAAGTCTTTACCGTTGCTGTAGATAGCACTAGGCTTGAGCCTATTATCAGTAGTGTACCAAAACCAGCTCTAGTAATTGAAGCATCACTTTTTGTAATCGTGACACTTACTATATCATCTATTTCTGAAGCCATTTAAAACCCCTTGTTTTTAATTTGTTAAATTATAGTGTATTTTTTGAGGTATGTTTTAGCTACGAGGTGGAATATACATTATTCCAGCCTCATCATCAAGTCTTGTAGATAGCTGTACTTCTTTAATAACTGGTAACACTTCTCGTAACCTCATCACACAGTTAAACTCTAAAGTTATTTGTCTTGCCTCTCTTACCTCAGCATCAGCCACACCACTTAAATCTACATTACCAGTAGTTTTAACATAGCCTATACCGTAGTCATTTAATAGATAAACAAAACTGTCACTATTTGTAGACTGGTCTATAGTTCTCACTATATCATTAGAGCCATAGCCTAGACTTGTAATCTCTACTCTAAATTGATAATAAGAGAGGTCATCAGCATTTACTGTACCAGCTGGCTCATCATAAGTACCTATCACTTGTAACTGGTCTCTATGACCTATAGATATTATGTCTTTTACAAACCAATACCCATAAGGTAGTGCTGGTGCTGGTGAATTTTGATTAGCCTTAATAAAACCGTTATACATTGAGTAGCCGTATTTATCTTTTACTGCTGTTAGCCAGTCATATAGAAATTTATCTATATCTGCTAGTGTAGTGTATTTAGTCATCAGTCCATACCCCATTTATATACTGACCACCGTTTGAGTGAGGTGGTGGTGTAAGTGGCTCTAAGTCAGGCTGAGTCACAGTCTCTTGAGTTTCATTATTATATCCCTTAGAGTATAACTTGAGTACACTTTTCCAGTGTCCTGAGTCTTGTATATCATCATAAGGGTCTGAGGTCAATACCTTATACCTCTTACCTCTATATTCCACATCAGAGTCTACAAGTATCTCTACAGTGGTAAAGAGCTGTCTACTAGCCTCAGAGCGAATATTCTCAGGTAGTAGCTTTAGGTCTTTACCGCTTAGGTTTTGACACGAGCCACTTAATGTTATAGGTAGTGTAGTATCTGTTACATATTTACCCTCTACATAGCTACCAGTCTTAGGTATATATTTTATAGGGTAGTTACTCTTAAAAGTGCTGTTTATTAATCTATTAAAGTTAAACATTTTTAATCCTCATTGTCAGGGTTACCTTTTATTGTTTGAAAACCTATACTCTGTCGTAATTGTCCAGTATCTATTAACGGTGTAGAACTACCCTTAGCTTTAATCGTAGAGCTTTTATTAGGTTTCCAGTCATTCTTACGAAAAGATAGCACAGAGAGACCCTTAGCATACTCACCCACCATATCTAGCACGGTCTTGCCATCTATCTCACCAGCTAGAGCTTTTTTAATCTGCTTACTGGCTACTTTATTGATTTTATCTATGTTATTAAATATAGGGTCTCTCAGAAAAGACCTACGAGGTATGCCAGTTCTTGTACCGTACTCTTGAAAAGCACCGACTAGAGCTACAGTCATTGTACCGTTAGTATCTACGACTATATTTCCATCTACATCACGGTACTCTTTACGGTCATTTTTATCTTTTAAGATACCTACCTTGACATAATATGACTCTATCTCTTTAATGGTATCTAACTGGTGGTATAGGCTTGTATTTTTGAGAGCATCACGAAAACCCATAAAAGTCTGACCGTTTGATTTTATCTTTAAGTCAAAACCCATCTAAAAACCTCTTGTTATCTCTTTGTGTTTTTGTTCTATTTCAAAACTCATCTGCACCTTGCATTGACTACAGTTTACATCGTACGACCTTATATTTCCTTTTGTTTGCAAAGTACACCCGCTAAAAAGAAAAACAAAGATTAATAGCAATCTCATTAGATGATAGCACCTAAATAGCCACAAGTTCTAGCCATTTGAGCAAACATTTGACCGTATTTACTGGTATTGTAGAAATTATCGCTAAATGGTATATTGTATTTACTCTGAGTTTGAGCATAAGATACACTCGCACCACCTAAAGACTCACTTGTAGTATCTTTTATAGCTGTAGCATTATCACCAGTAGTCATAAACCATAGATAATGAGCTGTTAAGTAGCCTAGCACTGAGTTATACTTCTTTTCGTTACCTCCACAGCACCCCTTAGCAAATTTACACTGAGCCAGCATTACAGCCTCATCATATTGCCACTCAGATACATTAGCAAACTCAGGGTATCTCACCTTGAAATCATCAAAACTCATAGCCATATCTAACTCTTATTGTAAAAGAAATTTTTTAGAGTATCAGGAGTCATATTCATAGCCCAGTTATATTCAGTCTCAGCACCTTGATAGCTCTGAAATACACCTAAGCTTTTAACCATACCACCACTAAAAAGCTCAGCACTAAAACCGCCCATAACTTTCATTACTCTTACTGTTACCGTACCGTTTCTATCAAGCAATAATACATCGGAGTCATTTCTTATTGTATCTATTCTCTCTTTATTTCCATAAGCATTAAGTTTCATTTGCTACCCCTTAGTATTTTATAGACTGATTATCTCAATAATCACTATATAATTTACTATATAGTAAAGAGGCATAAGCCTCTAAACTTTACTCGTTTTCTGCATCTATATAATCTTGTATTTTTTTACTAAGACCTTTTTCTTTAATAGTTGCACCGTATTCAATACCGTAGTTATCAGCTATCTCTTTAAGCTCATCTAGGTCAGTAGGTAAACCGTAGTCATCAGCTATCTCTTTAAGCTCATCTAGGTCAGTAGGTAAACCGTAGTCATCAGCTATCTCTTTAAGCTCATCTAGGTCAGTAGGTAAACCGTAGTCATCTGCATCAGTATCATCATCAGGGTTAATCCCAGTCTGACCATCTGCATTAGTTCCACCAGTATCACCAGCATTTGCTACATCAGAGTCAGTATCTTCTACATCATCATCATCATATAAACCTACAAGCACTACACCCTTATCAACTGCATCAGCTAAAACTTTATTAGCTTTAAACTCAGCATTTGTAAGACCAGTATCTCTAAACTCATCGTCTAGTAAGATTTTACCTATATAAAAAACACTCTTTTCTCTACCACTTTTTGCGAAAACATTACTCATAATAACTGTCCTTATTCTTTAATTTCTAAGTGAAAATTAACTGGCTTACCGTTGTTTTTCACTATATAGTCATTCACACCTTTTTCAAGGCATCTATATCTATATTCATTATTTACAAATTCACGGTTAAACTCAGCTGTTTTGTCTTTATCAAAAGTTACAGTAATTGATTTAAACCACTCATACTCTCTCTTTAATACAATATCAGTAGGGTAAGTTTTATCAGTCAGTTTAAGTGCCTTAAATGCAATAATAGCATCTATATCTTCACCTATTGAGCCATAAGGCTCTATTGCTGACTCTTTACTTCTATAACCATAGGCTCTATTTCCATCAGCTCCTACAGTCATTGATAAGTTTACCATCATAGGAGTAACAGTACCCCCTACTTGAATAACACCCTTATCAACTGCATCAGCTAAAACTTTATTAGCTTTAAATTGAGAGGGTAGCATTTTAGTATTAATAAACTTTTCATTAAAATAAAGCTTACCTACTCTAAAATGCTCACCTTTTCTATTACTTCTAGCAAATACAGTAGCCATAATTTAAACCTTAGCTCTAATTGCTAGAGGTACTGATTTACCCTCATTCTCTAAGAAATATCGTCTTAGTTGCTGGTCATCAGTGTTTTGATAGCGATATTCATCACCTACAAGAGTTCTTTTAAGCTCAATAGTCTCATCTTTACCATCATAACTAAACTCAATCAAAAGACTCTCAATCCAGTTATGCTGAGTTGTTAAGATAATTTCAGTTTTTTGATAAGTTGCTTTTAAAATTCTAAGAGCTAAGATAATTTCTTCACCATCTGAAATATCACCATAAGCATCAAGCTCTGACTCTTCACCTCTGTAACCATAAGCTACATTTCCATCAGTTCCTACAGTTAAGTCAAACTGAAAAGCCTCTAGCTCAGGTGCATTAGAGCTGTCTATATTTAGCCACCCATTATCTAAAGCACCAGTGTGAGCTATGCTTGAGAAAAACTCATCATAGCTCATAGCTGTTTCTTTAAAATCAACCCCTACAGCTTGCCAACCAAGCTGATAAGGTCTCTCTGACTCACCTCGCTGTAAGATGATACCCATAACTAGATACCATCAGTAAACGAAATAGAGTAAGGCTGGTGTACTGCTACCCCAGCTGTCTGTAAGTACATAGGTACTTTGTAGCTTAGGTTAATCTCTTGTACAGCTAATACTTGTAATTCCTCAGGAATCTCAAGAGTAAAGTTATCAGGTGATTTGTTTACTGTTACCATACGGTCAGTACCACCAGCACCAGCACCCTTACACTCAGCATACGATTTGAAAACAACGTTTAAGTTCATTTCACAAAAAGTTGCTACAGTAGTATCAGTACCATCAGCCATACGAGTAGATTTGAGGATAGCAAGCTTACTAGCTGGTAACCAAATTTCGTTAGCCTCAAAAACACCTTTAGTAAGGTCAATTTGAGCAACTACAGTAGCTTGTACATCATCGTACATTTGTTGAGCTGTAGTAGTAGGATTATCCCAGTTACCAGTGATAGCACTACCAGCTGGAATATTAGGAGCATTGAAAAAACCTTGTAATTTATACTTTTCATCACCTGACCAGGCAATCATATTTAACTTTTGCTCTATCGCTTTTTGTGAAGCCATAGCTCTACGAGACTCTAAATCAATATTAGCTAAAGCTGAGCTTTTCACTTCTTTTACTGAATAAGCAAAAGCATTTCCAAGCATAGCTACCTTAACTTGATATTCTTCCATCACAGAGTCAGCTATAGGTAAATCATCACTAGCTGTAGCGATAATTTTCGCCTCACCAGTCTCATCAAATTGTCTAAAAGTGATATATTCAGCACCAGCATCACCCTCATAAGAAATAGGAAAAGCCTCACGAGCATTTAGCTGAGGTCTCTTATAGTCGAAAAGTCTATCAGAGATTTGATTAAGTTGCTGGTCTAAAAATAGAGACTCTTGAGCATCTAAGTGTGTAATTATTTTTTGCATTTTATACCCCTTTACTTACGGTAAGTTTATTGTAACTTGAGCTAATTCACCATCAGCACTACCAGTAGCCCAAACAGCACCAGTTAATTCTACAGCACCAGTAGTTCCACCAGCTGTAGCACTCGCACCCATTTGACCCTCTTTACCTGACTCATTGAGTACAAATACTTTTTCGCCAGCTTTAACAACACCTACAGCTCTTACAAGTATTCTACCTTGTCTAAGTACACCTACTGCATCATTAACATTATACTGAGTAGTACCACCGATACTATGACTCTTAGCTACTGCTACTGTAACACCAGCGATAACTTTAGTACCATCAGGTAAACCTACCTCTTGACCAGCATCATCATTTAAACATACTGCTACACCAAACGGTAAAGCTACTAAAGTGCTATGACTTACTATATTGTGACCCTGAGTGTCAGCTACTAAACCAGCATATCCTACTGGTGTGTACTGACCAAAATCTGTTTGTGGCATTTTAAACCCCTTATCTTTTATCTTTTTGAGCTTGAATAAACTGCTCTCTTTTTGAGTCTACATTTAGACCACCACTAGCATCAGCATTTAAGCCACTGGCAATACTTCTACCAGCCACTAGCTTAACATTGTTATATGTTCTCTCTACCTCATCGTCTGAGAGAGAGTCAAGGTTAGTTACACCCTGAGATACTAAATACGACTCAAAACCATTTCGCTTAACTAAAGCATCTACTCTAACACTGATAGCCTCATCACTAGCCTTAGCTTTTAGCTGAGTGATTTGCTCATCTTTTTTTTGTAACTCTATGCCAGCATCAGAGAGAGTCTTTAGACTGTTACTAGCCTCAGCCATCAGTGAGTCATTACGAGATTTTAAAGTCTCTAATAGTTCTACCAGTGGCTCAGCACTTACAGATAAATCATAATCTATACCATCAAAGTTATAAACTTTTTTTTCTGTATTTCTATTGAATAAGCCCATATTAACCCTCTCTTTATTTTTGCTTGTCGTTATTGTATCAGATTTTATAACACCAGTTTTAGCATCAAAATTTAATTTACAGCTACCACCACAGCGACCCTTAGGTACAATCGCTAAATGATTTGCTATCATACCTACTTGCTCATAGTGTCCTAGCTCATCGTTTTTAACTAACTCATTAAGACTGTAGCCCTCTGATAGCTCTACAGTACCAGCCTCTATCTGACTTATAACATCATCATCATAAACTATAATATCAGCTACTAGGTTATCATCAACTCTACGAGGGTTAATAACAGTACCTACAATATGCTCTTTATAGTTCACACCGTTTACCATTTCCTCAGGGTGAATATAAGTAAGAGGTGACCCATTTAGAGAGTCAAGGTGTGACTGGCTAAAAAGCTCATCGTGACCTCTATTCTCTATTCTGATACCATTAGGCTCACTAGCATCATTGTAGTCCAATATGCCTACCTTAGCTATGATAGAGTCAGTGAATTTAGTAAAACCATTAGCCTCAATAACATTCTTATCAGCTCTAACTAGATATTTACCACCGTATGTAATTATTTCCATAATTAAGCCTTTTTACTATCCATTCTGCGACCACCAGTACGACTAGAGGCACTTAGTCCATCTTTACGAGCCGAGTCCTCATATTCTAGTCTTTGCTCGTCTCTTATTTTTCTCTCAGAGTCCTCAAAAACTCTACGGGCTGTATCTTTTTCAGCACCTCTTAAAATTCTATCATTCCAGCCTTTATAGTAGAAATCTACATACCAGCCCTCACCCTTTACAAAACCCATAACAACTTTAGCACCATCATAGCCATTATATGTAATTAATACTTGACCAGTTCCTATACTGCTACTATCTTTACGAGCTGAGTCATAATTCATAAGCTCTTGAAGTAGTGGTGTATCAGTAACTACACTACCCTCAGTATCGCCAAATAAAGCATTGTTATCGCCTATTACATACCAAGTGTTACCTCTTTTTTCATAAAATATATTTCCTAGTTTTACAAGCTTATCAGCATCTTTACGACCTATAGCACCAGCTGAGAGGCTGGCTTTATCATATCGTTTCATTACAGCTCTCTCATCATATTGTTAAGCTCTGAGTAGTTTAAATCGCCATCAGTCCAAGAGATACCATCAGGAGTAGCACCACTAAGACCAGCATAAGCTACAAAGTCTTTATATGTACCATTGTTAGCCTCAGCCATATACTCTTGAGCCATTTGATATAGACCGTAATCGTTACCTATCCATAAAGCCACATTCCAAGTAGCACGGTTAGCCCAGCCATTGTACTCATCTTTTCTCTCTTCATCAGTACGGTCAGCTGAGTCATTACGATACTCTTGAAATTCTTGATTAAGTGAGTTATAGTCTAAATCAGGGTCAGTCCAGCTAACACCATCAGGTGTAGAGCCACTTAAACCAGCATAACCAATAAAGTCACGGTAAGTAGGGTTACTAGCACTCTTAGCATACTCTACGGCTGTTTGATAGATACCATAGTCATTAGCAATCCATAGAGAAACATTCCAGCTCTCATAGTTTTTGTGACCATTGTATGACTCATCAGCTCTAATAGCTTTAAATGTAGGCATTTTAGAGTCAAGATTTACTTTAGCATCTTTATTCTCTTCTTTAGGTGCTGGTTTCTCTTCTTTTTTCTCTTTTTCTATAGGGTTACCATCTGCATCAAGCTCAGGCTCATCATCTTCTTTTTTGTCTGCTGGTTTTTCCTCAGCATCAAAACGACCACTATTTCTATATTTCTCTAGTGCCTCTTTTGCTGAGTTTAAATTACCAAAAGTTTTACTTTTTTCTACCACAGCACCACCTTTACCATCTGTAACAACTACTTTTAGACCCTGACCTGACACATCGTGAATAGCAATCCATTTTCCAGTATCAGGCGATAATTTACCAGTTTCTAAATTTTGAGAATTAGATATACCATCAGCTCTCTCAGATAAATCTATATTATGTCTCTTAGCAAATAGCATAGCCTGAGGCTCTGAGTCAAACCGTTTCTCATAAGCATCTGTTTTAAGTAAGTATTGTTTACCATCTTGTTTAAGTGTATTCATTGTTTTTCCTTGAGTTTGTTTTGAGTCATAATTCATAAGCTCTTGTAGTAGTGGTGTCGAGGTAACTTCTTTACCTTTTTCATCAGAGAAAAATTTATCTTTATCTCCTATCTCATACCATTTACCGTTCACTTTTTCATAAAATACACCACCAAGAGTAACCGTGCTTGCATCGCTACGAGCTGAGTCATATCCTACTAGGTCATACTGTAGTGCAATTCTTCTACCTAGAGTATCTGAGTCTTGTTTAGGTGTAAAACCATCGACCTCAGTAGAGCCATCAGGATTAAGTACATAATAATAATTTGCACTACTATCACTCTGCACTATTACTCTCATACCGTTTGACAATTTCTTATCAAAATCAGTTACAATAGTTTCACCACCTTGACCAGTAGCTCCACTATTCCAAGCTTGAATACTGTCTTTACGAGCATCAGCACGAGCTGAGTCATATCCTACTAGGTCATACTGTAGTGCAATTCTTCTACCTAGAGTATCTGAGTCTTGTTTAGGTGTAAAACCATCGACCTCAGTAGAGCCATCAGGGTTAAGTACATAGTAATAATTTGTACTACTATCACTCTGTACTATCACTCTCATACCGTTTGATAATTTCTTATCAAAATCAGTAGTTATTTTCTCACCACCCATACCAGTAGCTCCACTATTCCAAGCTTGAATACTGTCTTTACGAGCATCATCCATCAGCTGACCTCTACTCAAATTCATAGGTGCTATAATTCTTTGATACCAAGCATCTCTCTCTGAGCCTGAGAATTGAGTCATTAACTCTCTCTCAGCTTGCACATCGTATTTACCACGACCTACCTCATAGTGAATATTATTAAGCACATAAGCCATAGTAGCACTAGGGTTTTCTCTCACTGTAGCCTTAGCTATATCCTCTATTGTACTAACCATTCTAAAAGTGTCTACTGCATCAGCACGACCTAGTGATTTTCGCTTGTTTTTATTACTAAATAAGCCCATTGTAACCCCTTGTAAGTTTTTTAATTACTGTATTATAGTTTAATTTTACTATTCTGTTTTAGCTATAGCTTGATAATCCTCTATATCATCTAAATCAATTACAGAAATAGCCGTACATCTGCAATTTATAGGAGTTCCAGCCCATATAGCACCACCGTAGTAGTCTATCTCTTTACCTCTATCACCAGTGACATTTTTAGTCTCAAAAGTACCGTTTTTTTGCTTGACATTTACCTGACCACTACAAGTAACAGCTATGTTATTCTCTTGTAACCACTCACGAGTAATTCCAGTCTTAGTAGGGTACATTTTACCATCATAAGCTCTATGCTGGCATCGGACACGTTCATCACCACTTGTAGACCACATAGATTTATCTATACCTAAGTCATTTTGTCTTGTTTTAGTTAGATTAGTGTTAAGGTTTCCTACCTCATTTCTAGCCCACAGCTTAGCTTTTTTAACCACTTGCTCATTAGTCAAGTTTATAGTATTTCCACCAGCTATAGGGTCAAGCAATTTAGACTCTATCTCAGTGGCTCTAAGCCCACTCATATAGTCTCTAGTGATTTGCTCTCTGAGCTTTTCTACAGTATCTACAAGGTATCTATCAAGCACCTTATCATTAGAGGTAACCCAGCCACTCACCAGCTCTTTACTAAACTCTGTTTGTGGTAAATAAAAGTCTACACCTAGCTCTTTATTTACACCCTCTGTAAACTTCTTAGTATTCCATTTCTCTATATCCTCAGCAAACTGCTTGTACCAGCTCTTATAGCCCTTAGGTACTTTTACACTGTTTGCTAGAGAGTCAAAAAAGTTGTTTAGCTGGTCTATATAGCCATCAGTTCTATCTAGTGAGTCAGTACGAGGCATACGGTTAAGCTCACTTTGTACTAGGTCTCTGATTTGCTCAGTAATCTTGAGCATTTCTTCTCTGAGTACCTTGTTAAGTGACCTCTCTATGCCAGCTGGGTACTGGTCTTTGATTTTAATCTGCTTACGAGTAGTTTTACCATCATCATAGCACCCCTTACAGTAGCTCTTAAAATCAAAACTCATTATTTTCTCACTCTACCATAAGTACCGAGTTTTAAGCCCTTTTTAGCCCAGTTCTTGAGTGCATTTACTGTCTTAAAAGTGATATACCCCTCTACAAGACCATCAGCTCTATCAGCATCCTCAGCATCATATTTAGCATCAATCTCAGCAATCAACTCTCTCTCTCTTCTTTTGTTATATTTCTCAGGATTATCTCTTTTATCATCAGATAACACCTTTTCTCTCATAGCTTTTTTTCCTACTCTTTTCGCCTCTGATTTATTTGAAGATATACCAAACTCATTTACACCGTGACTAGGGTCTGATACTTCCCAGTGCCACTCATTACCATATCTGTATAAATTTACACCATATCCACTAGCATACTCTATTCTTTCAAACTCATCAGCATCTTTACGAGAATTATCTTTTTTAACACTCTCATCCTTAGGTGTAGCCTCTTTTTTAGGCTCTGTTACTGGTGCTGGCTTATCTTCTATAATCGTTTGAGGTGCTGGTGCTTGCTCAGGTGTATCACCAGCTTGCATACCAGCTATAAGCTCTTGAGCCTCATCAGGGTCAGGCAACTCATCATCAGCCTCTTTATCTTCATCAAGATTTGTATAGTATTTGTTTTGCATAAGGTCTTTTCTGACTTCCTCAGGTGTGACTACACCCTCTCTGATATATGAGGCATCAGCACTAGCTAACTGAGATTTAACTTGAGCCAACTCTTGAGGGTTAAGCTGGAATAAGCTCGTAAATTCAAAGCCTATAACTCTTGATAATTTACCCTTATCATCTTTTTTATCAGCATCTTTTTTAGACTTCTTATCATCACTAGGTTTTTGAAATTTAAGCACTACACCCATAACCTCAAGTAACTGCTGTAGAGGCATAGTCATTTCAGTCTCTTGATAAGCTAAAATCTTGTCATACCAGCTAAGAAGTAGCTCTTTTTGACCAGCATTAAGACCACCGTTATTACGACCTACTAGAATAAACTCAGGTATATCAATAGCTGTAGCTAGATTTGTGAGCTGATTTTTCTGTATCTCTGAAATACCCCCAAACTGATAAGCTGTCCTCTCTTGTTTCATTTCAGAGTCTAGCAATACTGAGTTAGTGATACTCTTTTGCATATTGATATTAGAGTATAAGTTTGTTAATTCCTCACTACTCTCAGATAAGAGTAATTCAGTCAGGTTAGGTATGTAAATAGTGTCATATTTAGCCTCTGATACAAGTGTAGCTACACCAGCATCAAGCATCTGAGAGTTTTTGACTGTTTGTAGTGTACGGCTGATAATACTAGCACCCCAGCCTCTATATCTTCTACTACTTCTTTGAGATACTTTGAGACCGTAAAACTTTAATAGTCTTGAGGTGTGTACTGTCTTATGTTTACCGTTAAGGGTACTGAATTGATATATCTCAGGCTTGCCATAGTCTTTACTCTCTATGTCATCATTCCAGCTCTTAGGGTGTATAGTCTTAGCATCAAGTACGATAAGATTTAACAACTCTTTAGCACTCTTATAGTCAAGTGGCTCATCAGGATTTTTACCATCATTTACTACCATCATAATAGCTGACCCACCGTACAATCTAGCCCAAGTTAAAGCCTCTTTAAACTTACCTTGCACATCAAAATCAGTCATCATATCTTCTAGCTCTTCTACCTTTTTTGGCTCAAGAGCTGTATCGTATGTAATCCACTTACGAGTCATTTCATAAGGCACTGTATCGCACATTTTACCTATAATCCAGTCACCCTCGTATAAATGCTCTAGGGTATTGTATGGCACTTTACCATTAGGAGTAAACTCAGCATACGACCCCTTATCTTTACCAGTACCTACACCAGTCACAGCATTTGACCAGCCATCTTTATTAAACTTTGCTTTTTTCTTAGCCATCTATCTAACCTCTTTGTATTTTTTTTCTGCTACGAGCTTTGCTAACAATATTTCAAGGATTATACCTATAGGGTCAAGAGAGTGAGCCATAGACCTTATAGTGGTGCTATCCAAGTTTTTATCTGCTTGTATAGCCTCTAAAAGTTTTTCGGCTTTTTTCTCTAAATAAACCAAGTCAATACGGTCAGGGTACTGCTTAACATACTTTTTTGCTGTCCTTTTATCCATCGCTATTAGGATAAAAAGAGCATCTTCAAACTGGTCTATCTGAAAACTCTTAATAGCATTTCGTATATGAGCAATACTCATATAAGGCTTGAGGGTTTTAGTCTCTTTAATCGCATAACACAGAGCCTCTGTATTAAAATTAAATGCCTCATTTACTACATACCATTGAGTTAAGATTTGATTTTCCATACGATATTATACCTACCTTTTAGAGAGAGCTTTTAAGCTAAAGCCAGCTGGATAAAAAGCATACACTAGACCATCAGCGATATTAGGTGACTGTACCCCTCTCTTTTTCATAGCCTCTTTTTTCTCTATCTGTATCTTACCGTTTTCATTTATTGAGTAAGTAGGTGACACCAGCTCGCTCATCAGCTGGTCTATAAGCTTACTATCTTTTATTGCACTTAGCGAGATAAGCTCATCTAAATCATACTCTTTTTTCTTAGTATAATGCTCGTGGGTCTTGAGGAATCTTAATCGTAAGTCCCACCAAATATAAGCCCTCTCATTGATAAACATATCTTTCTTTTTTCGACCAGTTTTCTGAAATTGACCCTCACCAAGAGATTTACCCTTAATAGGTATCACTGCGACCCTTGCAAACTTACTATTTTTTCTCAGTGTTACAAAATCACTCTTAGCACCAGCTCCCATACCAAAAGCATCATAATTAATCGTATCATACTTGTTTTCTATAGCCCAGTTCCATACCTTAGCTGAGCTTTGACCTATTGTAGAGCCTTTTCCTGACCACTGCTCCATATCTGTTACTACAGAGCCGTGTCGTGCCACTTTAGCATTTTTATCAGCACCATCATCAGCTATATCAAACCCTATAGTTTTTACACCAGTAGGCTCTATCTCTATAGCTAGTGCTGAGTTTATCCACTCAGGCTGAATTACTTGATTTTCTACTGACCCTGAGTAGTCTATTAGTACCTCTTGAGCGAAAGTAGCTGGGTCAAGTTTCGCCTCTTGAGCATCGTACCACTTTTTATCTTTTCGTGGGTCTTGATACCAGTGGAAAGTAAAGACTCTAAAGTGACCACCCATTCTCTTACGATAAAACAAATTCATACCATTAGGAGTAGATAGCCATATCTGACAGTCTGTATTCATTGACAAACTAGCCTCTACCTTGCTCGCACCCTCTATAAAGGCACTCTCATCAAGGAAAAACACAGAACTACGACCACCACGACCAGCATTAGACCCACCCTGACCTACTATAGATGAGGCTGTAGAGTGATTAAGTAGTTTAGTGAATCTTCTCTCGTGTTTAGGCATCAGCTGAGGTGGTAGATTTGTGACTATAAAGTGCATACGTTCTAAGAGGCTATTCATATCACCAAGTCTATCAACTAGCTCAAGTTTGTTAGCACCCCAGCCTATAGCTATTGAGTAGTGAAATATATATAGCCATATACTAAAAGCACAGTTAAGCCAACTGAGACCCACATCACGGCATTTCTCTATAAGACCATCAGCTCTATCTATGTAACAGTCTTGTAGAAAAATGATATACTCTTCTTGTCTAGGAAACATCAGAAACGGTATCTTTTTAGCACCTTGTCTACGAGGGTCATAGGTAAAGGCACAATCATTGATAAAAGCTACTGGGTTTCGTTTCCATATCCTCATAAGCTCGTGACCTTTTTCTGAATCATCACCCTCAAGTATCTGCTGTAATACCTCTCTACGGTCATACTCATCTATGATAATATCTTCTACAGTGCTGTTATAGTTTTTCCAGTCTATATCAGGCTTAGCTATGACCTCTAGGAAATCATCATACTCTGAGTCAGTCATCATATTTCGCCTCGCCTCTTTTTCATAGCATTGTCATACCTTATCTGAGCTTGCTCACTATTCTCAGGTCTCTCACTCAAGACCTCAGATAATTGAGCTGGTGTATCTGTTTGTACTTCACTTGCTTGCTCAGCTGAGATATTGTTTTGAAGATTTACATTAACGGCTTGCTGAGAGTGTCTAGGTGTAAGGCTGAGGTTATCTGAGGCTGTTTGACCAGCTTTAGCCACATCATAGTAATCTTTACCATTAAGAGCTATAGGCTCAATCCTTTCCATACCATCGCCAGCATTGACTTTAATATCTTTAGTTCCAGTATCGACTAGCTGATTTAATTTATGTAGTATTTTATGGTTAAGAGAGAGGTGAGCATTTCTAGCTGACATTTCACTAAGAAAAGCCTCATTATATATGGCTTTTTCTGTTTCATTCATTGTGGCTTTTGTGGCTTTTATTTCATCTTGCTTTATAATAGTATCGACTTCATCATTTACGAGTGTGGCTATTGTGTCTTTTTGCACATCATACTTTTTGATGATTTGACCTACGACTTTATTACCACAGCCCACCTCTAAAGCTATAGCTCTGTTACTCATTCCACCTTTTTTTACAAGAGCTATTATGAGGTCTATTTTATCTTGACTGAGTGCCATATATTAACTGTCCTTAATATCTATTTTTTAAACCCATCGGCTGTACTTGTAGCTGGTGCTGTAAAAACCCTAGTCATAGGCTCATAGCACTCACTACAATACTGAGATATATCCCTATCAGCCATTAGTAATCTTTTCTCTACTTGCTGGTGATACTCACTACAGTCTTTATCCTCACACTGAAATAGATATACCATCTACTCAGCCTCTAAAATCTCATCTATAATAGGCTCTATCTCATCAGTGTCAGCCTCTAGTGCTGGATTAACAAAAGCATTTAAAGCATAGGCTGTAGAATCAAAAGCTATATCAGATACAGATACACCCTCTAGGTTACTACTCATATCGTACATAACAGCACCTATAACCTTAATCATATCCTGAGCCTCTAAACCCTCACGGTTAATATTGATTTGCTCACCATCTATTGTAATTTCTACTTTTTTTATCACTGGCATTTTCTGTCCTTTTTTGTGAATTGTACCATATTTTTATATAGTATTTTATATAGGCATTTCGGCTCGCCCATATTTAACATCTACTCTCAGAGTATATAAACTGTCAGTCTATGAGCTTGCTCATCGGAATTTTTTTATATAATAATCTCCACTCTCAAAAGTGTGATAACTTCTAGCCGTTTACATCAATTTCAGGCACTTCTTGACCCATACTAGGCTCGTGAGCTGTCTTTTGATGTTCTTCTCTTAGTTCATTATTAGTCTTAGCTTGCTGGTTATTGTACTGAGGGTGAGGCTGAGGTATATTCTCGTGGTATACTGGTGCATTTTGACCAGTTTGACCACCAGCTGAGCCTTTTGTATCAAGCATCTGTAGACTTTCAATAGTTACAGAGTGCTTAGACTTCTTTTGACCATTGTTATCTACCCACTGCTCAAAAGTCAAACGACCCTCTACAAGTATCTTAGAGCCTTTTCTACAATACTGGTTAAGTATCTCTCCACTACGACCAAAAGCTGTTATATCTACATAACAAACCTCTTCTTTTTTCTCACCATTTGAGGTAAATTTACGGCTAGTGGCTATAGCTGTTTTACCTATAGCCATACCACCCTGAGTATATCTAAGCTCCACATCACGAGTCATATTTCCTACTAAAATTATCTTGTTAAACATTTTATGCCCCTATTTTAAATTTAAAATATGCCGTTACTACTGCCGTTGTTACTGCCACTGTTAATAACATAGCTTTATATATGTCGAGCTTATATATTTTAGGCTTATGGTCTAAAAAGTATTTCACTTCTAGCTTTAGCTTTTCTATCTCTAAAATTTCTTTTTCATCTATTGTAGTCACTATAAATCTCCTTGTTTTATATTTGAGAATACAGCCATAGCATCATCACACTGTAGCTCTTTAGCCTTATCTGTAAGTGCTATATATAGCTTTCTTCTATCATCGCTGGGTATATCACTCATACTTACCTTTTCATTCATTGTAAGCACATCACCCATATCAGTATAAGCCTCTATGTCTCTTAAAAGTCTCTCAATTATCATATTATTGTCTCCTTAGTTACCCCTCTCATTAACTCAGCTCTACCCTTACCAACCCATTGAGGTTTTATGAATACTGGTCTAGTGAGCTTATCTTCTCTCTTACCGTACGGCTGGTCTCTAAAATGACCTCTTCTTATATGTAATTGCACTCCATCTTTAGAGGCATTATGTTTATGCTTGCCAAGTAAAGCATACTCAGGCTGTATTAAACGAATTTGACTAACTCTATACTTAGGTACTCCTACAGTATTTCGTGCCTTAACAGTCCTTATATCGACTCTGTTTTTTTCTCTTTTGAATAGAGTCATATACATAATGATACTGAGTACCTTAAATGTTATATCTTCACTCATAGGTAAATATACTGTATTTGCTAAGGTATCATCTATAGTTAAATCTAAAGCCAATAGTATTAAGTACCAGTTATCTTTACCATCTTCTAACCGTATAACCAGCTGACCATTATACTTAGATACAAAAGCTGTCTCATACTGACCAGCCCACTCAGCACCACTTATATCTATAGCAAAAGCATCATAGGGTAGTCTCACCTCATCGCCTAGCATCTTACCTAGACTCTTTTTACTTATAGACTCATTCCAGTCATCAGAGTTTATCTTCACCAGCTGGTGACCACTATCAATAATCTCAAGTTTTTGCTCAAGCTCACTGTAAAATCTCATACGAGCAAAAGCCTCACCCTGATTTTCTATCATTTCTTTATTTCTATCAGAGCCTACGATACTATTTTCAAATACATCATTAAGCACCTCAGCTCTCTCTTTAGCACCCATACCTATTAATTGACCAAAACCATCTACATAGCCGTTGAGGTATATAGGGTGAATTTGAGCCTTATGTTTTGTTTTATATTTCTTCATAAATTCTCTCCATATCTCTATACCCATCACCTGACCATATATTATATAATCTCGTTTTTGATAATCCTACGGTACACCCACAGCTTTTAGTTACAGCATCTACCCTACACTCTTTAAGTGAGCCACACTTACACTTATATAGTGCATATCTCCTATTTTGACCAGCTTTTCTTTTTGTTCCTAAATCTTTTATAAAAATCATATACTCCTACCTCGCCAAATAGATAATATTTTTCCTGCTTGACTTACACTTAAAAGAGGGTCAAGCATTAATATCATTTTCATAAATTCCCAATCTAAACTACCTATTTTCATAATAACTGTCCTTATTATTTTTATACTCTAACTTGTAAAGTATCTTGTTACTAATACACTCACTGCTACAGTAGCTACCATAGCTGAGTAAAACTTCAATATGAAAAGTCTAGGGCTTTGTCTTAGCTCTAGTTTTAACTTCTCTATCTCTAATATCTCTTTTTCGTCTACAGTAGTCATTATGCACTCTCCTCATTCTCTTGAGCCTCAGCCAGCATACGAGCCTCTATCCACTCTTTCATAACCTTATTTACTAAAGCACTTTTTGTATAGCCCATATCCTCAGATATAGTACCTATATGACCCAGTACATTAATCTCAAAACTTATGCTTGTTACCTTAACTGGTGACTTCTTTATGTTTATCTCTTTTATTTTTCTCTTACTCATTATCTCTTACCTCTTTTTATAAAAATTTTTCTAATAACTTCATATCTATATCTCTTTTAATATCCCCATCTGACTTAAACTCTATAATATCTGAACTACCTATTTTAAGCACAGTAATGCTTTTATTTTCTCTATAATAATTAAATGATTTAATTATATAGTTTACTATAGCTCTTTGCTCTATTCTTTTTGTAGATAACTTATCGTTAATTAACTTTTGTCTTAACTTCTTAGCTGAGTTACTATCTCTTAAACTCACATCAGATATTAACTCTCTAAAAAAGTCTACTGCTGACTTAAAATCTTGTCTTGAAAATAGTAATAACATTCCCCCAAGCTGAGAAGTTGTAATTATCTTTGTACCAGTATTCAAAAGGTGCATTGAAAAATTAACTACTGCTGTTATTTCATTTTCGTATTCATTATGAAATCGAAGTATCTCATTAGGACTTATTTTAGTTCTATTTTTTTTCTCAAATTCTATCGAATATACTCTTATTATAGAGGCTGTATGTCTTGAGTGTTTTATATTATTCATTGATAAAATATCACCAGCTGTTCTAGCTCTACCAGTATCAATAGTATTCATAGCTACTTTTGGTACACCAGTTACAAGCTCTACATCAATCGTAACACCTGACTTTACACAAGCCATAAGCCTATGCTGACCATCTAGTAGCTGATTATCATCTGAAATTATAATTGCTTCTCCATTATAAACAAATAGCCCTTTTCTCATTTGAAAAGCTAAAGCATCTATAGCCTTTACACTGAATACTCTATTTATTCCATTTCTACTTAAAATTTCTTCTGCTTCTTCTTTTGTTATTTTTCTTCTCATAATATCTGTCCTTATTATTAAGCACTAAACTCAGCTAGTGTCTGTTTTTCTATCTCACTCATACCATCTATCGTATGGTTACTGTTTGTATATTTGCTACTCATACTCTTACTCTGAGCTTTTACACTCTCCTCTACTTCTACTGGTATCTCAAACACCTCGCCAGTCTCACGGTCATAGTCAGGTACACTCTCTACCTCTTTAACTATCTCTTGAGTAGGTGGTGTCATATATACCTCTATAGCCTCATCATTGTCAGTTTCGTTGTTTGTTTCCATACCTAGTAGTATCTGAGGTGCATAGTCACCTATCCAAAAGCTTACAGCTCTCTTTCTCAGCATCAGTCTAGGCATCGTATCGTACTTGCTAGATATAGGCTGACCGTTACGACCTACTGTTTTTCGCCAGCCCTCAGCTGTAGCCATCTTAATAGTAACAGTAATACCCTCAAGGGTCTCACCATCAGCTGTAATAGCATAAGCCGTACACTCTGTAGCATTTGCATCCTCACGGTATTTTAAATGACCTTTTATGATACCTGACTCATAGAGTCTAGCTAACTGGAATTTGACACTAAATGTAGGTCTACCGTGTATGATATTTATGTTTTGAGATACCTCAAGTACACTCAAATTCATTCTCTCAGCTAAGTCATAGCACAGCACAGCATTAGCTACACCTCTATCTTGACCAGTCAATAGCTCTTTAGGAAAAAAAGCACTCTGAGCCAGTAATCTAGCTCTCCTCTGAGATAAGTCAAACCTCTGTATCTCAAGCCCTAAGACTCTCTCTTGAGCCTCTACCATTATTAAATCTTTACTCATAATATCTGTCCTTATTAAGATTAAAACCTTAGTATATCATAATATGCTCTGATATATCATCACATAACATACTATATTTCTTTACAGTAGAATTTTGTATGCTTAAAACCACCAGCTAGTACCGTTAAGGTCTCATCTGTATGTACTATTAGCTCATTATATATCTTTTTGTCCTCATCATCCATTATGTATCTATCTTTTTTATTGTTCCAAGTAAATACAGCATCAGCAAGTATAAGGAATTGACCACCTCTAGCTATATATAGGTTAAATGGTATCGCTTTATTTTGCTCATATACTCTACACTCATACTTTGTCTCATATTTCATATCTGCTGTCAAACCAGCCACTAGAGCCAGTATCAATAATAACTTTTTCATAATCTCATTCCTTATCTAAATATTGCTCATATAATCTACGAGGCTTTACACCACCACCTAGCACACTGCTATCACCAGTGACATAAACCAAACCATCATCAGGCTTTAAGTACCGTACTGAGTCTCTATGAGACTCGTGTATCTTTTGTATAGTGGTCTTATGAGGTGTAATCTCACTACCATTAAAACCGTGTATCACTTGAGTTACATATAACCCATCCTCTCTCATTTCATATACTAGCATCAGTCCACACCCCCCAGCTCACATATCACTGTATTTAGCTGAGTATGGTCTAAGTCCTCACTATCCCATAAATAACCATCAGGAGTCTTAGCCTGAGTATTTAGCTTTTGCTTGTTTCTCAGCCACCCTATATAGCTGGGTATTCTATCTCTATCTATCTCAAAGAGACAGTAAGCACAAACACCCTTATACAGTGTCTCATCGTTTGCCAGCCATAAAGCTACATTCCAAGTAGCTCTATTTGTATAACCGTTATATGTATCACTCATAATATTAATCCTTATTCCATTTAGCTCTAAGTTCTAGCTCTTTTGCTCTTACTTTATCCACTTCATCACCCTCAAGGTCACAAAATAGAGTATAAAACTCATCAGGTAAACCACTAGCTGACTCATTCAGCTCGTAGTCAGTACCTATCTCATCATCAAACCACTTATTAAACTCTTTGATTTGACTACCAGTGTAATCATCCTCAGTCTCATAATATTCCATCTTAATACCCTCTACATTCATCATAGTTAGCACCAGCATATCTCTCACGGTCATCTAACTCATCATTATTAGCTTGAATAAGCACCCCTACTTCCATAGTAAAAGGTATCTCGCACTGTATTACTCTTACTGCATACACTGGGTCAATACCGTATTTATGAGCTAAAGAAGTACCAAGAGCCTCAAGCTCTTGCTCTGTAGGTGATTTATCACCTAAAAGCTTTTTAATCTCATTAACTAGCTCAGCCTGAGCCAACTCAATCTCTCTACCTATTTGCTCGTGCTGAGCAATTAATTTATCTAAATTCTTAATCATAATCTTACCCTCTCTCTCTGTTTATTGTCTCTAGTATAAGAGTTACACCGTATAGTGTTTGTCTCTCAGGCTCAAATTTCGCTAGGTCTGTTTGTACTTGAAAAATAACAGCATCAGCTACCGTATCAGCTTTACCTTTTTTCCAGTCCATCATCTGTAGCTCTCTTGATAAGTTCTCAGGTAGATAATCTACCACTCTCTCATCACCTAGTAGCTCATACTCTAACCAGCTATCTATATGGTTACTGGCAAGCTCACAGCCCATCAAAAACTCAGTTTGTGAATATTCTGTAAATTCATTCATAATATCATTCCTTAATATATGTTATCAGTAGCTCTAAAGCTACTCAGTCACACACACGAGGTATCAGCTACTACTTAGACTGGCTGATATTGATTTTACCCTTAGTCTCAAGTGAGGGTTAAAAAGTCAAAAAACTCGTTAGCTACTTGCTAACTTGAACTGACAGTATGACACGGAAAAGCTTAACAACTTCTTAATAACAATTAACTTTAGTAGTATGTTTGTGATATAATACATCATAACATATCAGATAAGGACTTAAAATGAAGTGGACTAAAGAGACAATAGCACTAGAGGCTAAGAAGTATTTGACTAGGACTGACTTTTCAAAAGGTAGTAATGTAGCCTACAAAAAGGCACTTGAGCTAGATATACTGGATAATGTTTGTAGACATATTAGGCTAGGTAGTCATCAAGAGTGGACTAAAGAGAGTATATTACTATATGCCAGCCACTATGAGTATTTAAGCGATTTTAGAAGAGATTATCCTACAGCTCTTGCTAAATCAGTGCAACTAGGAATAAGAGACCAAATAAAACTTAAACAAGCTGGAAAAGGTGCTGTATTAGACACTATTTATATATTTAAACAACTTGACTCTAAGCCATACAAGGGGTGTGAGTTATTTAAAATAGGTGTAAGCTCATCTAAGAGAAGAGTAGAGGGTAGAAAAGAGGAACTAGAGAAAAAAAACAAGATAAAGTTAGAAATTATAACCAGCTGTATAGTTGGTAAAAATGCACCTAAATTAGAAGTTATACTTTTACAGCTAGGTGTAAAAGGTAAAGAATATAATATATACGGTGGGTCTGAGTTTAGGTATTTATCTCTTAATGAATTAGATAAAGCACTAGAAATAATAACCCTATTTAAAAAAATAGGTGATATTTTATCTAAGTGACTTTTGCTACAGCTGGTGCATCATTATTATAGTGTTCTATAGGTACATTTAAGTAGACTGTCTCACCTATAGCTGTATAAAAGTGAGCTTTTTTCTTACCCTCTAGTACCCAAATACAGTGAAGTGCATCATCTAATTTACCCATTATCTGAGCTTGCATACTTCCATTGAGCCAAACTCTCAGCTGATTATCTATCGTGTAGTTTGTTTTTGTAATTGTCATTATTTATCCTATAGGTAGTGTCATAGTTCTTTCTAGCACAAAATCACTAAATTTATATGCCCTTGCTTTCTCATCATAATCTATATTTTTCTCACCGTAGTCTTGTAGGTCTATCAGCTCATTTAACATACCTAAGTGTATTTTCTTATTCTTTATCTCGTGATACTGACCGAATAGAGCTAAGCCAAGAGAAAATACATTAACTTTAGTTTCTGTATCTATAGGCTCAATACCCATAGCTTTATTATAATCTTGATTTGCTAAATGCTGAGCTTGAGTGTTTAAGTCTAGTGCCTTTTGCTGAGAGTCTATAGTAAATCTTCTTATTATAAATCCTGACTTCATACATAAAGCTCTTGCCAGCTCTACATCACGGCTCTTATCCTCTTTATCAGTATTTTGTATTCTATCCCATAGGTAAGTAAATCCCACCAGTATAAGACTCAATTCTCTTATAATTTGAGGGTCTTGTTTTCTTTTATTTTTTTTGCTCATAATAACTGTCCTTATCGGCTTATCTTCTACGGTCTTGCTTATCTAAATAATACAGTGCTTTTCTCTCTCTGAGTAGTGTATCTGTAGCACTAAATAGCTTATCTTTTGTATCATAATCTGCTGAGCATTTAGTAGCTACAGTAAACCTATCAGAGTCACAGTGTAGGTCTCCTGAGTGGTATCCCTTACTAAATTCAAACAATATAGCAAACTCATCACCACCTATTCTATACAGCATATCATTATCGCCAGTAGGGTTACAGTCTATTATTTCTTTTACTGACTCTACTATGAGCTTATCGCCAGCTATATACCCATCTTCAAAGTTTACATTGTGTAGCTGGTTAATATCTATGATAATTAAATAAAAGCTTGCTTTATTCATATAGAGTATATTTATATCATTCTCAAAATCTTTTCTCATCTTGAGACCAGTAAGCTCATCTAGCCTATAATACTCTACTAAATTTCTAAGTCTTATTATCTCTTGTTTATATGCTAAATCTGACATTACATAAAGTCCAGCTTGTAACCGTTCTCTTTTAATCGCTTAGAGACTCTGTATCGCTTTTTTATCTTGCTGACCAGTACAAGTATTAGTATATAGGCGATAACGATACCTACCACTATTAAAGTTAGATTTAACATATATTTTCCTTATGTTATAAGTTTACCCTGATTAGGGTTTAATAAACTTTTCTTTTTTTCAGCACTTACCCAGTCAGAGAGTAGGGAATTAATAACCTTACTCAGAGATAAGCTGTAGTGACCTCTTGCATAAGTCTTAGCCTCGTTCCAAGTTACCTCATCGACTACCAGTGACCTAGTTATATCATTGTTTTTTTTCATTTCATACTGTCCTATTTTTTATATAAAGGATTATATAGTAATTTAGCATATACAGCAAATTATAAGAGCTGTTTGCTATATACATCATATTTAAAGTTATTCATCTAGCTTAGCCTCATCACGGTCAATATCACCCTTATCTGCTAGGTGGTTTTGATAATCCTCATACTCTTGCTCTCTATCTGTATCATCTGTATTCTCATCTACTTGTTTATCTAAGTAGTCATCGTATTCAAAACTCATTATTTTATACCTCTAACTTTATACTCTACTGCTATCTCATCATCAGTAAAAGTAAACACTAGCTCACCTTTTACTTTTGAATAGTTCTTATCTCTAAGCTTATTCATTCTATTTTCTAACTCTTTTTGATACTCATAGTAGTTTATATTATTACTTTTACATATTGAAGTAATAATATACTCAGTCATTATCTCGCTACTTGTTATATTCATATTTAAAGTCCTTATGTTATTCTCTTAAATTGTTATCAAATATTCGCTGAGCTGGCTAGTAGTGGGGTAAAACCACCCACCAGTCTATCAAACACCTCTTCACAGTACATTTAATAGCCTCACTCTATAATAGGCACGACCCTAAAAGTGAGCATTATTCCTAGTACGACCTCTATGTATGCCTCTAGTGTCTCTGACCACAACTTAATATCGGACTTTACAAGACTTGAATAACGAGTGGTTAATATAGTAACCCCATTTCGTAATTTTATTTTTAAGACTACGGCTTTTTAATTCCATTGTAGAATAACTGATTTATATTTCTCAAGCCCAGTCAGACTATAAAACGGCTTAACAGTGATAAATTTAAGTGGTTATTTTTTTGTTGAAGTTGATATTTTTATTGAAGAATAATTGAGAGTGACCCTACCAAAAGACACTCATAATTATTCTCGCTTAGCACTACCTCTAATTAAAGAAGTAGGACTTAGTGCCTTTTGGTAGGGCTAAGCGAAAATATTAACAAAACTAAGTTTAAAAATCTCAATATTAGTCAAACCCTCTTACGAGGGCGAAGCTTTAAAGCTAGACTTGATATTGAGTGACATTATAACAAGTTTTTTATTAAAAGTCTACTTTTCCTCTATAAGCACTATAACCTCATCAATTTCTTGACCAGTATGTTTAGCTACTTGTAAAAAAGTTATCTGTTTGTCATTGACATATACTACACCCTCAAGAGCATCAAATAGTAGCTTGAGAATTGCATCTATATCAGGCTCTTTTTTCTTAGACTTGATACATAGGTCTATTTTCATTGATAAGCGACCCTCTAGCCTCTTATTAGCCTTTTGCCTTATACATTCCATCTGTATTAGCTTTGTAGACTCTCTACCCCCCTTAGTTTTAATTATAGAGGCTTTTCCAGTGGTCTTATTAATCACTGGCATATAGAGTTTGTTTAAAAGGGTAGGTAACTCTTTGAGCTGTAGTAATACTCGCTTATTCTTTTGCATCTATCTCATCTAGGTCAATCTTTAAACCCTCTAAGCTCATCATCTTAACACCATCATCAAAACCACTCACCATAAGCTCTATCATAATTCTCTTGTTTTCTTTTTGCTGGTCATTCTCTATAGGGTGATTAGCCATAAGTAGGTCTAGGTATAGTCTGTAATCGTGGATATTCTCTATGCTTACTATTTTCATTAGTCTTTATATCCCATAAGTTCACTGGTAGTTATAGTTCTTTTCTCTTTTTCTTCTCTCAATAGCCCTAGAGCATACTTGAGTATCTTACCACGAGGCACATCAGGAAAATGATATTTAAGCTGGGTTAATAGCTCCATATCATCAGCATCAAAATAGATACTAATTTGTGACCCTTTTCGTACTTCCATAGCATTAGGCTCTACCCTCTTTTGAGTAGCACCAGCACCACCCTTATTTAATAGCTTTTTTTTGTTAGCCATATCTTTAAAATTGTTCATTATATTTCCTTAGTTATTTTCTCACAAAGTCTCATTATTTCATTTTGAGCTTTGTAGTCTCTTGTATCAAATACACT